TCCCCCCGGTGGCCATCAGGCCACCGGGGGAGGATCAATCAAAAATTACCCAAGTATCACGCAACCCAGATTCTCATCAAGCAATGCCACACCAGCAAGAATGTCCAAGCAGACAACTGTGCCTTGTGTGGAAATGTCATACTGCATGGTCACGCGCATCGCAACGTCATTATAAGACGCAACGTGTGCCCGTACACCCATTGAAGAGTTGGGGAGAGCGAGGGGGCGTGTCACCAGAGCCAAAGCATCTCGATGGAACGCCAAGCTCATTGAGCCAACCGGACCAGGGAAAGCACTCGCACCATTAGCCACACTGTATTCCAGTGGACGATCCAACCACACAATCGTATCATTGGGATCACTGGGATTGACGTAGGCTCCAACGATGGTATAAGTATGCCGGGTGCTCGCAGTTGTGCCGAAAGCAAGCAACTGTCCAATCTGTGGTGGTTTACCAGAGGCATAACCGGTAAGATTAATACCCTTGGCATATCCAGCCGCCAGTGTGGCCCCAGAATCCACTGTCACAGAATCATAAACGGTTGCCTCCTTGCCATTGGCTACAGCAGCACGGAGCGCTGAATCCAAAACCAATAGCGTATCATTCGTGCCAGTTGTACACCAGTGAACCTGTTGCTCGTTTTCCAATACAACAAAAGAACCTTCTTCTGGTGTGTCACCAGCTTCCGTGACGGCGACTTGATTCACACCAATAGCATGATCGCCATTGACAGTCTTCGCAAACGAATCAGCACCTCCGCTGATACCAGGTTGATTTTGAGCCATATAGGTATCAAAACCCAGAACACGACCCAAAGCGGCTTCCCGCAGAGCGTCTCCACCGTCGCCNCGCTCGTTTGCCTTCAGGAAGAGATCAGTCTTCAGTAAAGCGGTTTCTGCTTCCGGGCCGACTACTAGCCGACGACCTTCAGGATAGGCAAGTTGCTTGTTCAACTGCTCACGAGCCGCCAAGAGGTAATCCCTGGCAGTTGTTCCATTCAACCCACCCAACTTCCCAACAGTCGTTGTGTTGAGGAAACGATGGACCTGACCACAAATCACCCGGTCGATACCACGAGCGATACTTTGCATACCCGGCAACAGATAAATCTGTAACAAGTCTTGAAACGACTTGCTGGCCTCACCATCAGTGATGGTAAAGGTTACATAGAAATGCTGGTCCAACGGAACCTGCACGTTGACAGCAGTGGCATCTTGCTTAACAATTGCTTCACCGTCCGTCTTTCGATATACCTGGAAAGTACCAGGCCGTCGCGTGTTTACAACGTCACCATAATTGGCAACTTCCATCTCAAAATCACGATGGACCAGGTTAGCCATGACCATATTCTCTTCGAGAATAGCCAAACCTTCCCTCGCCCAAAGTTCTGGAATAAAAGCATCATTATCATTGTCGAAGCAAGCCATAGTAACTTGCAGCATATATAACTTATTCATTGTATTATCTCCAAAGGTAAATTGTTTGTCGATTAACCACACCCTGAAATCTATGGCCTCATATCAGGTAATGAGTGTTACCGCTTCAAACCCAACGCTCGTGGGTTTTCTTTGCGGAGCTTCATGTATTGCTCGATAGAAATCTTTCGAGGGTCTACACGGCCTGAACCCGGATTTGCGCTACCGGTAGCGGAACCCGCACCAACACCGCTAATAACATTCGCCTTGAACAAGTTACCGAACATTTCCGGTAGCTCTTTCATGCGCTTAACGGCATCTTCAGGGGTTCGACGAGTAATAATCTGTTCCCCAGTCTTTGCGTCAATGTCCGTCAAATCGACCATTGGCACCAATTCTCCGGTCCCACGTCCATTATCATCTAGTCGCTCAACAATTTTAGTCATTGGCCGAAGCAAAGCAACAATTTGCGAGGGGTTGAAAGCATCATGTACAATGGCTGCATCCTGAAGGGATCGTGTCATCACAGATTCCTTATATTTGGCTTCCCACGATTCAGCCTTTGTTTGCCACTCCTTCACTTCCTTGGAATATTTTTCTTCCCACTGTTTCTTCTCATATTCGAGTTGCTGTTCCTTTGAACGGAACGTCTTCTGCAACTCATCCAACTTGTTTTCAAGTTGGGCACGTTGATCGGCAGTCAAGTTTTGATTCGCCAATGCTTCCTTGTATGCGTTTTCAAGCTGCTCATATTTCTGCGTATGCTTCCGACGATCTTCTGCAAGAAACTTGTTTACATCCTCTTGAGTAAATACCTTCGGAGCGGCTGACCCCTTGCCTCTCTTTGAGTCAACACCGGCAGCGCCAACACCAACAGCGCTACCATCCTCACCACCATTGCCACCACCGCCAGCACCACCAGCACCGCTATCACCACCATCGCTTTCAAAACAGGCCAAAACCAATTGCAACTCAAATAGACTCATCATTGTTAAGCTCCCAAATCCACCCTATCAATTGTTGTTACGTGCTTCATGGTAGATAGGTTAAATCCATGCCGCACACCCTCGATGATATACCGAGGTTAATCTACACGATCCAAGCGTAAATGACGTCCATCTCGTAAATACGGTTTCAAAATTCGCCAAGCTAATGCACTTGGAATACCATGAATCAAATGCTCAATGGGTTGCTGATCTCTGTTGTAAGCAGTCTTTACACCTGCATAACTTTGTGTCTGAACCCCAAGGTTTTCGAGTTCAATATCAGGATCAACACCATCGAGTAAAGCAAATGCAATCTCATAGCACGCTAGTTCAATATCAGCCGGTGTAATCGTATCAGCATCCCGAGGGAATTCGAGTTCTTGGCTAGCTTCCGCAGCACGAATTTCCGCATCGGTTGCATCTTCATTCGCTTCCATCAACTCGTAAACTGTATGTTTTTGGCCTTTATAATTCAAACGGTCCATGTACCTGGTAGCAGTGTACAAGGCTTTTTGCTTATCAGATGGAGACGCATTATCCCACGCATCCGAGTGTAAACGGGTTGCAAAATAAGCATCACCACCAGCAATTGAACCGTAATGACTAGCCATTACTCTCCCTCTTTACTCTTACCTTTTCCACGAACTGGAACTTTCGTCGAGTCTTGCAGTGTTGTGTCTCGACTTGCAACCTTTTCCGCTTTTGCTGATGCTGAAGGATTATCTGATAAATCGGCCAAACCGCGTGCCGCTGGATTAGACATAGCTTGACCAAAACCCACAGTCTGAGCTTTTGCAATACGTTCAATCCTGGCAAGGTGGTCTTTCTGTGCTTGCTTGTATTCATTTTCATCAAACCCAAGTGCAATGGATGCAGTTTGTTCTCCGCATAGACCTTGCTCACGAGCTTGCAAAATAATATCTGGATCGCTTGTAGTATAATTAGCCTTTTCGATCTCGTTGTAAATAGTTTCCAAAGTATCTACAGAAACTTTACCACCAAGCAAAGAGGCCACAATGGCCCTTGCCAATTCACGCTTTACTGTGTGCCCTGGAATAGCATACATCAAATCCGACAATTTCTTGGCTTCATCCAGACGAGTCAAATCAGATTTAAGACTATACCTATCAGGATATTTAATGGTCGGTATTTGCCGCTTTGTCTGTACACGTTCCTCATACGCTGCCCAAAATTCAGCTAACTTTCGTTCACCGTTTTCTAACACCAGCCCGATAAACGATAACCCGGCTTCCAAACCTTGGTTGTCCATATCTTTTGCTTCTGCTGATATTGGACGACCAATCTTATTTGCCACAGCAAGATTCACCAGTTTCCGAATATCATCTTCCAATTTTTCTTGCAGTTTAATTGACGCCTCAAGAGGTTCTGGCGATGGATGAATAAATCCAGGCCGTTCTGCCCGTAAATCATAAGCACGTCCATGTGTTGCACCAACTTTAATTTCATTATCAGCACCAGGTTGCCCGCCAGAGGTTGCCGTGCCATCTCCAATAGCAGCATGTTTCAAATGGTCACCAACAGCTCGTAAGTCTCTTTGTTCAGTATAAAATGGAAAGTTTGCCTTCAAAGCGTATGCTACATCACTAGAACCTAGATTCAACAATGCAATCTGATGTTTACATACATCCTTCAATACACTTTCACCAATATCAAGAATTATAAACGGGATTCGAGTTAATTCAAGCTCAATAGGAGCTAAACCTTGTGTCACAATCCCTTCACGATCTGTTGGCTCACCATCAGCGTTATAAAATTGAACATTTACCAACTTTGTCACTGGATCAACATATACATATCGAAAACGTTCAACCGTACCAGACGGTAATGATTCTGGTAAATCGAAATCAAAATCTGCCGGGTCGCAATACTCAATCATTCGGTCACGTAATAAAACGGCACTATATTCGGAAGCATCATCTGGATGAGACTGCCGCCAAGATAAAATATCTTCAATCGGGTACATATATAAATAGGGACGAACCCCTTTTGTATCCGCCAAAGTTTGCCCGCTAACAACTGGCATATCAACATAGATGCCTACCTTACCCATGATAAGCAACTCTGTCAAGGCTTCATAGCCCATAAATGCCGTCATATTAGTGCCACGCATGTCAACACCACCGTTCAGCCCTTCGACGGCTTCCTGATAAGATTTGCTACCTCCACGTCGTACAACATCCCGCATACGTTGAAAAATAGCATTACGAATATCATTTACAGCTGCTTTAGCAAAAGCTGGAACAGGCGTAATATCCCGGCGGCTAGTGAAATCAGCATCAGTTTCCCTATTAGAAAACTTCTTCAAGTACCGAATAGTATAATCATTGCCACCTTCATATGTCAAACGCCACATGTTCCAATCAAATTGGTCCCTGTAGTAATTTGGATGTCGAATATCAGTAATCAACTTTGTACTTTTACTCATAGGAACGCACCTATTGGTCGATTAGTGACATAGGAAACCGCCAACGGTAAGCTAATCTCTGCATATGTTTGAGCATGAGCAAAGTGGTCCGGTCCGGTTTCCACATATTTTGCTCGTGGATTTCCGGTGTCATCTTTCTCATAGGTTCGAACTAACGCTTTAATATGTTCCCGATACTCACGGCTTAAATCAACTGGGAGAGCAATTCGTTTTGTATGAAATCGTCCAAAGGCTGCATCAATCCAGTTAGTGCGATCAACCGTTGCAATTTGTGTCCCAAGCTCGTCTTCTGCTAAAGCAATTTCTTTACCAGTAACTCCACGTCGATAACGACACAAAGTTACATATCCAGGAAACCGTCTTGCAAAACGTCGTGCATCATTGATTTGTGGATCAGCATCAATAACACAATGCAAAACTTGCCATTCCCGCATCAAGTAATCTAGCCTATCAAACTCGGACCCCGACAATGTTCCTTCCCACAACAGTTTTCCAATCGCTGCCACATTTAAGTCCCTTGTCATATCTTTCAGGTACCACTCCATAATAACGATATAGTTGACCTTTCCTTGATCAACACCCATCGTTATCAGTCTTTCTCCACCAATCTTAGGCCGCACATCTTGCTTCGTATGAGATTTAATACACCCATCAATGAGTTCATCGGATATCTGGGCACCTTCACCAAGATATGGTTTACCAAGTTTAGAATTCTCAAACTCTGTTGCCGCTGCTTCATCGCCCTGACCACGAAAATACGCTACAACAATATCTCCCGGTGTAACCGTATATGAGTATAATTGATTAACATAAAATGATCTATGATCTTGTGCACAATTAGTTACCGTTGCGTGCCACTTTCCTTTTGTTAGATATTCTGGTTTTTCTTCGTGATTTAATTTATGCTTGCACTCTTTGCACTTGATAAATGACTCTTTACACCTTGGATCATTTACATGCTCGCCAACAATCTCTATGCAATCTGGCCAAATCAGTTCAGTCCATTTTCCACAATGAGGGCATTGAAATGTCCAATGCTCTTGTGTTCCAAGCATATATAGTTTGTGGATGCCGTACTTTGGAACCGTAGGTGTCGAAATAGCCCACACATTTTTCTCAACGTGACCACTCAAACGCTCTAAAGCCAACCAGATTTGTTTCTGATCCATTTCATCCACTTCATCAAGAATCAGTGTCGAAACTGGAATTGACTTTAGGTTACTATCGCCTCTTGATCCACGAATATAAAGATTTACGCCACCGGCTTGTTTCAACCCAACCGTGTTTGTGTCCGTGAAAATCCCCTTGAGATAAGGGCTGTGCAGTAATGCAGTACTGAAACGTGCTTTACTGAAATCACTGGCATTGATACTGGTTGGTAAAACATAAAGTACATCTTTCTTCAAAACATCAACAGTGAAAAATGCACGATTGATGGCAACTTCCGTGATGCCTAATTGTGCTGCCTTCATGGCAGTATTAAACGATGCAGTCGAATCACTGATACCACGGCACCAAGGATGATATGTAAATGAATAAGGTCCTGGAAACGGTTCACCCATAACACGCCGACGTTCTGCCCACCGCGAGCACGTCGTAGTCGTGCGACCTCGCAGACCTGCGGACAATGCTTCCTTGAATTCACGGATTAAGTCATTTGGCATGTTTTTGACTTAAGAAATTTTACTACCGCTATCAAGTTTGTTTTCTGGCTCTTTCAAAAACAACGGCAAAATCGCAAGAATCAACTTCAAGATTTCGTCCCAGTGTTCCTTTAGCCATTCAACAATATTTTGGAGAATATTCCCACTCTTTGGCACTTTCTCCATTGTGTATTTTTCGATTTCATCCATCAAACGTCGTGGACGACGCAGTGCATCCATCAAAACTTCGTATT